GCAGGTACGTCAGCGGATAACTCAGGCTCAGCAGGTGCGTCAGCGGATAACTCAGGCTCAGCAGGTGCGTCAGTTTCGAGTCGTATTGATGAGGTTTGGCCATCTTGCTGCTTCACAATAGAGCTCAACAGTTCATCAAACGTGCCAATCTTGTGGGCAAACCCAACTGTCAAGGCAGCTTCACCGTGATATGTGCCGGCTTCTGTCGCCTTGACCGCATCAATACTCATACCCATGTTGCGGGCAATCGTCGATGTGAATAATTCGTAAAGTCGTGAGACCTCTGCCTGGTACTCTACTTTGGCAGGATCGCTCAGCGGCTCATTGGGGTTACCCAAAACCTTTTTGTCACCGGCAAAAATGTATTCGTATTTAATGCCCATGCGAGCATTGGCTTCGGAGCGATCCACATGATACGAGACCACGCCGACTGAACCGACACCCGAGGTGCGTGTTACCCACACCTCCTCAAACGCTGAGGCGATGCCGAAGGCTGCGGAGTACGCCATGTCGTCCACCATCGCGATCAGGCGTGTACCCTGGCCGCGAGAGGCGTAGATAAAATCGGACAAATCCATGTTCTGAGACGCGGCACCGCCCGGACTATCGAAGCGCCCGACGATGGTGTCGATCTCAGGTGAATTTAATAGTGCCTGAAATTCTTGCTTAATGCCCTCATACGAGGCAGGTGCCTGGCCGCAGGGGACACTCATTTCTCGGGCAACCAGTGCGCCGGAGATATCCAGAACGGCGACATTGTTCGACTTACGGGCGAGCGCAAACTGCTCACCGTGCATCATGTTTGTCGACAGTTGTGCGGCATCTAGGTAGGAGCGCATCACAGCCTCGCCGAGCTGTGGGTGCATAAACAGGGGTTGCGCAGCAATAGAATAGAGCTCGCTAAGAACAACATTGTTCGGATTTTTGCCAAACAAGCGGCTCAATACTTTGAGTGGGTTAGACATTATCGCTGTCCTCTGTTTTTAAATTTAATTTCGCATCACGGGTCGCATCTTCGGCGATTTGGCGGTCAATCTCTTCAATCGACTCACCCTTCGTTTCATCAATCACTTTTTGGCGAGAGGTGAAACGATTTTCAACTTCCATCACTCTTGCCTGCACATCTTGCACGGGATGGATGTGTTTTTGCGCTGGCGGTCGATGCTGGCAGCGGAACCTTTCGTGAGGATTATCGGCGAAAGTGATTGGATAATCAATTGCACCAGAAATAATGGCCCGTTGAACGAATTCAACCCACATGCGTTGACACAATTGAGGGATCAGCGAGAGATGTTGGTACTGTTCAACCTCACGCTGATACTGATTCATAATTGCTCGCCAGAGGCGGTCGTTTATCTCAGTGTAGTCACCAGTCATGTGTTGGTAGGGGATGCCCCAGCCGGCGGCACTAGCCAACAGTTGATAATGTTGGTAATCCTTATACCCTCGACCCGCATCGTCGCCGTCGAACAGCGTTATCTCTTCGCCGGGTAACAGACTGGGGAACGAGCCAGTTTCCATTTCAAGCATCGGCACATCGGCGTTGTCTGTCGAAATGGGTTCGCCTGAAATGGGGTCGAATTTATAATCCTGCTCACCGTAATCAGGTCGTCTAATAATGCCGGTGAAATTCGCCCGAGTCTCTTTGCGACCCAATTCCGCATCGTCATATTTGTCGAACACATGGGCACGAACCATCGACTGCACACCTTTCGGCACACCGCGAAGTTGCCCTGGGCGATCAGCTTTGAAGATGTGGATAATGTTTGCGGCCGCAACGCGAATAACGTCGTTTAGCGACGTTAAACCTTCAGACGGGTGACGTTGGTAAAGCCAAACCGCGACCATCGTGCCGTTTTTATCAACCTCAATGCCCGAGATAATATCATTACCATTCGGCGCTTTACGATTCAGTGAAAGTGGGCAAAAATCGGCTTCAATCACCTGAAACTGCAATGGTACAGGAAGATTTTTGTCAGATCGCTTGCGGATAATGCGGACGAATACTTCGCCGGATTCTTCAACAGCTCGCTCTGAGATGTGCTGGATACCATAGGCACCCATTGCTGAACTTAAATCTGCAAGTGGCGAGTAGTCTCGCCAAAGCTCCATCAAATCTGCGTTGAATTTTTTATTCTTTGTCTGGGGTCGAGGTAAAATACCCGTGCCAACAATTGTGGCAATCGAGCTTTCTAGCGCTTTCGATATCCATGGGTTATTTCGAGTTGCCGCACGACTTCTGCGACGAATAAGATCAAGCTCAGTTGTTGCTGCTCGAGTGGGCGAAAGCGATGGTGCGTCCCATTGACCGAGACGGCGACCTGTTGACGCGGCCTCGTAGGCACGTTGGTTAGGGGCGCTTACACCACTCATCATTGCTACTTTGCGTGGCATTCTACAACCCCTTGGACGTTCTGGCGCGATAGGTGGTCGGTCGACGCGCAACGCCGCTATCTCGATTCAACTCGGATCGCATTAGGTCGCGAGCCTTTATCATTTGGTCGACGGAGTGGTATTCAACTTCACGACCATTGAGGCGAACACGACGTTGCCCGCTGACCATTGCAGCTTCGAGCACGTCCAAATCTGTCTGTGTCCACGCCATTAGCGTTTAGTCCTCATTCGAACTCGACGCACCGTTTTAGGGGTCGAGTTCGTGTTGATTGGTTTCTCATTACTCACTTCGGAGTTGTTGTCCCACACTTCAGCCCAACCAGGCGGGTTCTCCCAGTTTATCTTATCTTTCCAGTAATCATCAAGTTTAATCAAATAACCAGCTTTCGCGTAGCAGAGTAAATCGAATGTTTCGTTGCGCGAACGGCTTATGTTTTCCCACCCCTTATCGGTACGTTGTTCTGCTGTGATTTCCTCATAAAACCAGAGAGGTAGCCAATCGGGGAAGTGGACAAAATCGGCACCATGATCTGCGCGTTTTAAGTTGGCCGCCACAGCATCCTTTAATTGCGTTGTGTTCAAAATCCACAAAGGGAGAACATTTGTCACTTTCGCGTTCCTGGCCGCCTTTGAGGTTTTGTCGGGCGAGGTCTTACTTACCATCGGCTTATTGACCGTTGGTTTCGGACGCTCACCTTTGATTAGCGCGAACCGCTTATCGAGACCAAGCTCTTTGGTGCGCTTCCAGAAATGGTAGGCATTTTCAGTCACACCCTCCCTACCACCGGAGTCGCACGTCGTCATAATAACCCGCATTGATCGACCACTGTCGTCATCGAGAGGGTAGGTTTTTTGGATTACACGCTCGATGAGCACATCCCAATCTTCTTTGTGGCCAGCGGGGTCGAGTATCGCCATTTCGCCGTGGCTTTCGCGCTCAGAGATCGCGATATCAAATCGGTCAATCACCCAGGTTTCCAGGCCCACACCATAACCCATCATCTGCACAACAAATTTACTAGCCTGGACATCGACCGCTGCAACGATAAAGCGCACTGGCGCAGGTACCATGCGTTTTGCCAAATCCTCTGCACGAGACTCCAACTGCTGAGCACTTAGCGTTGCGCCACCGCCAGCGGGCATATAGGGGATACCCTGATCGGTGTTGCGTGTAGCTTTTAGTTTGGTCTCTTCACCAGTGCTCTCGAAGTGTTCCAGCGCCAAAAACTCTTTCTCAAGTAGCGATACCCAGGTTTGGAATTTGGCTGCAGCACCACCGAGCCAGAATGATGCGATTGAATTCGGGCGGTCAGTTTCAGCTTTCCAAAAACCGGCAAGATTCATTCGATTTTTAAACTTATGCTCGATTACCACGCCGCAACAAGGGCAGGTGATTTTGGCAAACCGGGCGGCCGCGCCCTTGGCGCCCTCCTTTTTTATTATCCGCATGAGCTCTGCTTGCTCGGGTAACGCGAATAAATCTAGGCCCGGAATAACAGGGAACGGGTCACCACAGTCGATGCAGTTCCAATGCCACATCCGGCGATCCCCAGAATTGTAGAGACCGAGAATGCCCCCCACCGGTGGTGCCTCAAAAATACTGGTCGGCTGCCAATTGCGATCAAGGAAGTCGCGACCAGGGCTTGATTCAACAACCGTCATACCGCCGGACATAAAAGTTTGAGTTCGCTTGGACGCCAAGGTGTAAACGTCACCTTCCCCGGTGTCGTCGGGCATGCGGTCATAGTCGGACAGGAACACATATTTATAATCTTGTGCCGACAATTGGGTGGGCGATGGCCACGCCAGGATTAGTGCGGTGCCGTTCTTAAAATACTTACCCAGCACGTTGTCATCGTGCGCCACAGTCGACAGGCGCTCTTTTAACATGGGGCTGTTGTTGAGCATGCGCTTAATGCGTAAGCGCGAGTAGCGGCGGGCCGCTTCCTCCGTCATGTGAACAACCAGGATGTCGGACGGGTCGCAGGTGACTATGTAGCCGATACC